GAAGATGAAGATGACGATGACGAAGATGAATACTAAATAATTGATTTAAAGACATAAATCAAATTTATATTAATGACAGATTTAATTAATGGTTGGGAATATTTAACTAATGTCGTACCAGGTATGGTAACAAAACAAACTTTACAACAAGAATATTTAACAGCATACTCTTTAGCTTATCATAAATTTTTACAAACTATATGTCTACCTGTAGATACTTTAAATCTTAAGATTCCCGGAGATTCTACTAAAATTTACATAGACTGTAATGATGATGAAATAGATCCATTATCATCCTATTATATAAAGTTTAGTAAAAGTAAATTTTTAAAGAATAAGCATAAGAAGATTAAAACAGATTTATATAAACACTACAATTCTAGTGGAATCCTAGTAAGAGGGCCGTACGAATTACAAATGAATATTTATTGTATAGATCTATTTGTAAACATAGAAACTGACAAAGAAAAAGATAACATAGAATAAAGTCTGTATTAATTAACTGTAGTGTCGCAATTAGCTCATTCATTTGATCGAAGTATATTTCTTTAAAATAATTAATTTTACCATTCTGAACAGACTTAATTAGTTCAGTCTTATATACATTATTAATTTCTACGATGTTCATTAAAGTTTAATGTATTTTATTTATAAGTAGTTTAAATATCATAAAAAAATATAAATAGATAATATAAATGTTACTAGTAATAATTATAGTAGCTTTTATACTAACTATTATATTGATAGAATGTAGTGCACTATTTAACTGTGTAATAGAAAAGAAAGAAAAAGTAGAAAATATTTATTTAGACAATAGTTCAGATACAGACGACAGAGTAGAATTTTTAGAAAAATATACAGGTAAAAAATTTAACACATTAGAATATAATGAAACAGTTAAATTACATCTAGATAATACAAGTATTGTTTTTTTCGAAGACTATGATATTTTTATAAATAATACTTATAAATTAAGCAAAATGATAGTATACCCTATTGATAAAGAATCTGTAATTGATATTATAAATTACACTGGGGATATTATAACTATTTATATTCATTAAAAAATGTTGTAATTAATTAAAGTAATATGAATTTTATACAGTTTTTAACAGAGTATATAAGTATTGCTGTAATTGCTGGTATGTTTACCTTTAGGCTTCTATCAACAATTATAGACAACTTAATAAATCCTTTAATAAATATAATTTTTAATGAACAAACATTTTACGCTTATAATGTATCTTTAGATGAAGATAATGAATTGATTTTAACTGACCCAGTTGACTCTAAGGGTTATGTCAAACATTATATAGGATTTGGTACAATTCTAAGAGAACTTATAATATGGACAGTTGCGATGTTTACATTATTTTTAATCACAGCAATAAACAAAAAATAAAATCTTGACTTCTATTAAATATGCTGTATAATCCTTATTTTACACAAATGTTAAACCCCGCATACTTAGATGTGCTAGATTGTCCATATTTAAACTATGCTAAGAGCCCAGAAGAGTCTAAGATTGAGACTAAAAAACAATGTTTGACTGTACCAGAACAAAACGTTTCTGATTTTATAGACTCTTTAAAATATGATTGGGAATCTTTACCAAAAGCAACGAAAGACGAATATTATTCTAAGTTGGCAGAGATGATACAAAATAAAAATGTAATGGAAAATTTTGAGGATTCTTCTCCTATTAATACAGATTACCCGAATGAGTCTGCTTTGTATATAGTATATTTTTTAACGATGATAGGTTTTATTGTATACTTTTTAAATGTTAAGAATATGGATGGTAGAGGTCCTTTTTACTTGGCTATTTATTTAATTGTTCTGACCATTGGAACTGGGGCGTATTATTTTAGTCACAGATAGGAGCAGAATACAGTTCTATAATACCCAGGTCTGTCACTGCTTTACAAACTATTGGAAAATTTTGTGACAAATGTATATCTAAATTATAATTTTTATTTTTAATAAAATTATATAAACAATCTACGTGCAACTTAAATTTATCTATTTTAGTATCTTGATTTATTTTTTTAGAAATTTTTAAGTTGTCCATCTCAAAACAGATTTTATTATCTTTTGCAGATAAATATAAGTAATTAATCATAAAATGTTTTGATAAATTTTTAGAGGGTCGAACGAAGTAATTTAGTATAGTCTTAAGTATGTAAGAATCCACCTTTATGTTTATTTCTGGTATTTCTAATTCTCCTAACAGCTGATCATCTACTGTATTTAGAAATTCCATTTTAATCTCAATAGAGTTTGTTATCGTTACGAATACTCTTTTATTATTTAACTCAAATTTAATATTACCGTTGTCTGTTTTATCGATAATATTACTAATTAACTTGTACTCAAACATTAAGAGTATGTCTTCTGCATCGATTGTTACGGAATCATTTATATAATAAGTACTTATATTTGTTTCTTCTAAAATAAATTTAAAATATACATCAGCTTGTTCACAATTTATACAAAGTATTAAATCATTATTATTATAAGAGAAATCTAACGACTCTATAATTTCTTTAAAGTCTCTTATAGACATACAAAGAGATTTCATTAATTAATAATGTTTTAGTTCTTTAATTAATATTACTTAAAATCTTGTATTACATATATTTATGAAACTATTTCGTATATCTTCATTGACGCTTATTGGTGTACCTCGGAGTTCATTAAGAAAAATTTCCAGTTGTCCAGGTAATCTAGAAAAATATAAAATAGCTAAATTAATCAATGAACAAAGTATTGAATCTGTTATTGAAGAAATAGTAGAAATTTATCAAGACAATGATCCCTATTTAAAATTACTAACCGTCTTCTTATTAACTTTTACAAAAGCTATTAAAACAGCCATAAATTATACAATCATTGAGGCAAAAATTAAGGAAGTAATAGTTCGAATGACGATTCAATACTTTATTCATGAGTTTTTCCATGTAATTAAACCTTACATCATGTATTAATTGACTTAAACTTTTATATTATATAATTTATAGTATGAGTGATGATTATCATCAACTAGAACCCGATATTAAAGTATTAGAAGGACTAATTAAAAAGTATAAAAAAATAAAAAACGTAGAAATAGAAATTAAATTGGGTAGAATAGATGATAAATTTATAGCCGGTATTCATTCAGAGTCATTTTATGATAAAATTAAAAATTCATTAGACAGTTACTCGGGATGGGACTCAGTAAATAAGGAACATACAGTAGATTATATTAAAGATTCTTACAGGAAAACTGAAAATAATATTATACACAAGGAAAGATTAGAATCTATCAATTTTAATTTTAAAGGAACGCCATATGATTTTCGTATTTGTGTATCAACAGAAACACCGGACAATTTAAAGTCTTTTAAACATTCTCTGGTGAGACGGAAAAATAGAATTAGTTATGTTTATAATGAATGTAAATTAGATTTAACAAAAGTAGAAGAAGAAAGTAGTGATGAAATAGTAGAAAATGAAGAGTTTGAGGTAGAATTAATAAAATTAAACTCAAATACTTCAGATCTATACAGAGCTCATAGTGCTCTTCTTAAAATTCGGGATATAATCAATATTTGCGAAAAAATAGAAGACACGTCGAAGGTTAGTAAAGTAGTATAGAGAAATAAAGTATATTAAAATATAATGAAGATTGCTGTAGAAGTCCTAGGTAATAGAAGTCTTTGGGAAAATCATCCTACTTATAAGAAGGCAAGGAAAAACGAAGATGTTGGTTTAGATATTCCAATGCTTAATGATGTAGTTGTACCTGCTGGCGTAACATCTTTTAAAATTCCACTTGGAATTAAGACCGAACCAACACATGGTTATATGTTAATTCCCCGAAGTTCTATTGTTAAAACAACAATGAGACTAGCTAATAGTGTTGGTATTATTGATAAAAGTTATAGAGGAGAAGTAATGGCCGTTGTAGATAATATTGGAACCTATGATGTACATCTTATAACTGGTTCATGTTACTTCCAGATTGTAGCGTTCGATGGTAATCTACCAACTTATAGTCTAAAAAATGAATTATCATCTACAGTCCGTGGATCAGGGGGATTTGGAAGTACAACAAATCTAGATTATTAAAATATTTATATAGTGTAAATGGATATATACATACTATTAATTTTATTTATACTACTAACATCTATAAGTTATAATTGTAATATTAATAGAACTACTGGAGATTTAGTTAAATTTAGACCACCACCATTTGTATTTAGTATTGTTTGGCCAATAATATTTATTTTACTCTACCTAGCTAGTCAAGCTGACACAGATAATGATAATATTTATTACGTATTAGTTGGTTCTTTCTTTGCATGGCCTATAGCCTATGGATGTGGAGAAAACAAAACATTAGGTATTTATTCTATATTAATATCGCTTACTTTAGTATTTTATTTACAAAATGAAAAAAGTAATAAATATTTAAGTTTTGTTCAGGCATGGTTACTGTTTGCTCTAATTTTAAATTGTATAGAAGTTCAGTATTCTTAAAGAAGCGATTTTATACCCTGTGTAACTCCTTGAGCACCTGATATTATTTCTGCTACTTTATTATTTCTAAAAACATAATTATATACAAAAATTATTGTAGAAATAATTAAGAATAATGAAGTTATTAAAATTAGTGCGCCTTTTGGATCATTTGATGCTATAATTATTGTTGAGTTAATATTATTAGGATCAAATTTAACATTAACGCTAGAATTTTTAGTATAATTGTAACATCCCTCTCCGGCATTAACTTCTAAAGAATAATCTTTATTATTATATCTAAATTTTACAGTAGTGGTACCTGTTGTTACATTTTTATTTGTTTGACATACAGGATCGGATATTACTGTTGCTGTTTTAGTGATATAATTCGATTCAAATGATGTAATTAGCCAAATTAGTATAATAAGTGATACTACGGCAACAATTATAGAAAATACCATTGTCAGGTCCATTCTTATCTTTCCAAATGTTCCGGTTGCGTTTACTAAACCATCAAATAAACCCATTTACTTACAATAAACATTTTTTATTACTAAAAATTTCTAGACATACTAAAGCGTCATCTTTAAACTGTGTATTGTAATAACTTTTTAGTAAATTATAAGTTTTATATTGAGCTTTTCCATTAAGATCAAATGATTGAATATACTTCTTATGTTTTTCGATCTTGCTTTTAGTTAGCGGAACCACATTTAAAGATTCTAATATAGTAGCAAAATCTTTGTAAATTAATTGACGACTGTAAAATTTATCCGCTTCTTTATTCATTAATTATTCATAAATAAATTCTTTATATTAATTAATGAATATACATTTAGCTTATTTTTTAACTGCTTTAGGTGAAACTTTAATTTTGTATTTAATATTATCTTATATAGAAAGAGAATCTCATGATATCACTCAATCTCACGTGGTTATGATCTTAGTTACTAATTTTGTCGCTGCGTATACTGGATTTTATTTATTACCGTGGCTATCTAGTCTTTAAAAAGTATACCCAAAATGTTGGAGAGTTTCTTTAGCAGCTAGTTGTTCTGCCAATTTCTTACATTTACCCACACCAAATTTATACTGAATACCCTGAATAAAACAAGCAACCTTAAATTGTCTGTTGTGGGGTGGACCACTTAATTCTATAGTATCATATGATGGAGTTGTATTCATTTTACTCTGACAAAATCTTAGAAGTATATCCTTGTAATTATCATCCACTTCCAGTTCTTCGAAAACTATATACTTTTCGATTATGTCTATTACGAATTTTTCCGCTTTTACAAAACCGAGATCAAGATACACGGCACAAATTAAAGCCTCAAATATATCTTCTAAAATTCTATCATTGTTTCTACCATCTATTTTTTCTACATTGGAACTTAGCAAAATATGTCTACCCAGTTGTAATTCTTTAGAAAAACGAGCTAAAGTTTTACCATTTACAAGCTTTGTTCGTATTCTTGTTAGAAATCCTTCATTTTTATCCGGATATTTCTTAAATAAATAGTTAGCAATGATTAAACTTAAAACTGAATCACCTAAATATTCGTATCTTTCATACGACTGTTTAGTATAATTCAGCGCACTCGATGAATTTTTAGTGTATTTTTGAATACTTTTATGAACAAAAGCCTGGTAATAATGTTCTAAATTAATAGGTCTCATGCTTATAATATTCTCAATATCAGCACGAGACATATGTGGTTTAGAGTAGTCATACTCTAGTTCTGTTTCACTTCCACTGCTACTCATTAATATTGTAAAGATTACATTAGTTTTAAGTATATTTAAACCACTTAAGAAGATAGCTAAGACTAAATTAGATATGGACTCTATACATTCTATTCTTCCATTTTTATTATACACTAAATCAGATCCAACTAATGTAATCTTTACAATATTAATTATAATATTTGTAAATTATGGTAAAAATATTACACATTATTTTCAGAAAATTGGGTTTTATAAGTATAACAAAATTTTCATCGAGGGACAACGAATCAAACATGATTATAAATCACAATACAATGATTTATTTTCCCGGAGATTTAAGGCTATATGGAATTATATTCAATCTAATAACTTTAATAATGTCCATTCTATAAAGGAATATACATCATATGATTATGTGTACAGTCGTGACACAGACGATACTACAATAAAAGAGTCTAATATTTTTGTTGTAAATCAGGCCGATGTTTTTAATTTAACTAAAGATATTTATTGTTATGTAGACTTTTATAAAGATAATTATACCAATGATGATAAAAATAAAACAAATATAGATAATATATCTATCGAAATTTTTTCGAAAACACTAAGTATTATAGAATTAGAAAAATTTGTAGACTCTGTGGCGAAGGAATATGAAAATAAAATAAGTAATTATAGAAAAAATAAAAAATTTATCTATATGTTATTCAGTAAAAATCTTAATAAATCAGAAATAGCAGACTGGAGTGAATTTGAGTTCTTATCTACAAGAAAATTTGATAATTTATTTTTTAATGATAAAAAAAAGTTAGTTAATAAAATTGACTACTTTGAGTCAAATAGATCCATTTATGAAAAAAATGGTACACCATGGAATCTTGGAATAGCTTTGTCTGGTCCACCGGGTACAGGTAAAACATCTATAATTAAGAGTATAGCAAATTATTTAAATAGACATTTAATTGTTATACCATTAAATAAAATTAAAAATTTAGAACAGTTATATGAATACTTTTTCGAAAATACTTATAATCCATTAAACACAAAAGGTAGTATTCGGTTCGAAGATAAAATTATTGTTCTCGAAGATATAGATTGTATGTCAAAAATTGTTAAAAAAAGAAAATCTAGCGACTCGGATTCTGAAATTGAGTCTGATTTTGAGTCTGAACCAAAAATAAAAAAATTTAGTAAAAAGAAGTTTCCGCAGTATTATAAAAATTGTGAAGAAAATACAATTACTCTATCGGATATTCTGAATGTTATAGATGGTATTATAGAAACACCAGGACGTCTGCTCATTATAACAAGTAATCACTATGATAAACTAGATCCAGCTTTAGTAAGACCGGGTAGAATAGATGAACATATTAATTTAACCAATGCAACTAAATCTACAATCGCTGATATTTACAATTATTATTATAATAAGAGTATTCCAGATGAAATGCTCACAAAATTAGAAGACTACAAATATAGTCCAGCATATCTCATAAATTTAATATATTCCACATCCGGAGAAGAAGATTTTTTAAGTAAACTTACGACATAAAAATGGCTTAAGAAAACAAACCTATATTATAGTAGAATGTCGTGTCAAATCTGTACCGAGACTTTTAATAAAAGTACTAACTCAATTGTTACATGTTCTCATTGTTCTGAAGAAGCATGCAAAAATTGCGTAAGAACTTATCTGCTTAATCATGACGATGAAGCTCAGTGTATGTTTTGTAAGAATTCACAAGATATAATATTTTTAGCCTCCAGTTTAAATAAGACTTGGGTTCATTCTACTTACAAAAAGCATAGAGAAAAAGTTCTCCTTGATAAACAAGTAGCTCAATTACCCGATACTCAAGAGAAAGCTAGAAGAACAAAAGTTTCTCGCGAACATACAAAGGAAATAGAATCTTTAAATCTACAGAAGAAAAAATTGATGGAAACTCTCAAGGAGATTAATAATAAAGTTCGAGATCATACCATTAGTATTCACGCACTTTTAAATTCTACATCAGAAAAATCTTCTTCATCTTTTACATTTAAATGTCCACATCCGGAATGTTCTGGATTTCTAGATAGTTCATGGTTATGTGGACTATGTGATAATAAAACTTGTAAAGATTGTATGGAAATAATTGGCGATGATCATGAATGTGATCCAGAAAAGGTAGAGACAGTCAAAATGATTCGAAGAGATACAAAGCCTTGTCCTGGCTGCGGAGAGTTTATTCATAAAATTCATGGATGTGACCAGATGTGGTGCCCAACTTGTAAAGTTGCTTTTTCATGGCGAACTGGTCAGATTGAGAGAGGAACTATTCATAATCCAGAATATTATAGATGGATGCGAGAAAATAATGAAGAAATTCCTCGTCCGCGTAATAATGACTGTGGACAAATTCCGGATGCTTCCTTTTTACTAAGAAGTATTAGAAAGATTTGGGTTCCAACTGGACCCTCGGGAAGAATGAATGATGATTTACATGTACATATACTATATAATTGTCATAGACTTATTCAGCATATTAATTTCTTGGATCAGGGGTATCGTAGAGAAGCAACTGCTAAAGATGCTAGACTAGAAGATTTAAGAGTTAAGTATCTACTAAATGAAATTACAAAAGAACATTGGATGACAAAGATACAAACTCAAGACAAAGCCTTTAAAAAGTCTACAGATACAATTAATATTTGGAGACTTGTTCGAGAAACTGCATTGCCACTTTTATGGTATACCGTAGAACAATTTCACGAAACAGAAGACATAACCGAGCTAAAAAATCGTCTAATGAAAAATGTATTTCCACATCTAGAAAAAATTCGACTATTTTGTAACGAATCATTCATTCGTATCGGAAAATTATATTGTAGCGAAAATGAAATTATTACACCAGCATGGTCTAATATGGGATATAAAGCATACAAACGAACAACTGCTTCAAATTAAATTATTTAATTTACTTAAAGGTTTTAGGTCTTATTAACACAACGTGAATATGGAGTTTCCAGACGACCTGCTATTCTACATGTGTGATGTTACAGATATACCATATACTAGATATTTTAGACTTATAAATAAATCAATGAATAACTATGTAAGTCTAAAGTATAAAATATATAAAATGGTAAGTTTTATTAAAAGACACTACGCGCCTGATCATTTAAAAATGATGTATAACACTGGATTAATTGTACATACTAATAAACTAAGAAGTAAAATTCATCTCGACAAAAATTCCCTACTTGAGAATTTAAATTTAATTAAGAATGAACACTTATGTACATA